CCAACATCATCTTGCTCGACACATATAAGAAGCGCGTGGAGTGGGTAGACCTAAAGCGGGACGTGCTGAAGGTCTACCAAGACTGGGAGCCAGACGGTATTCTTATAGAGAAGAAAGCAACCGGAGCGCCGTTGATCTATGAACTTAGGAGCATGGGGATACCTGTACAGGAGTACACTCCTAGCCGAGGAAACGACAAGGTCAGCCGGTTGAATTCTGTATCGGACATCATTGCCTCCGGCAAGGTCTGGGTACCTGAGACGCGCTGGGCTGAAGAGTTAGTGGACGAGATTGCGGCTTTCCCCAGTGGCGAGCATGACGACTTGGTTGACGCGACAACATTGGCACTAATGCGGTTTAGACAGGGTGGCTTCTTGCGCCTCCCAACTGACGAGCCTGAAGAAATTAAGTGGTTCAAAGGTCGTCGGGCTAACGAGAAGTACTACAACATTTAAGGACGAATCATGGCAATCGATAAAGGCTTGTACGCCGCCCCTGTAGGACTTGAGCAGATGATGGGTGCTCCAGACATTGAGATAGAGATTGAGAACCCTGATGAGGTGAACATCGAGACGGATGGGGTTGAGATTCAACTGCGTCCTGAGCCGAAGACAAGTGAAGACTTTGACGCAAACTTGGCTGAATACCTAGACGAGAACGTGATGCAGTCGTTGGCAAGCGACTTGGTTGAAGACTTTGAGAAAGACATGCGTGACCGCAGGGATTGGATACAAGCTTATATTGAAGGCTTGAAACTCTTGGGTCTCAGATATGAGAACAGAACAGAACCGTGGGCTGGCGCGTGTGGCGTGTTCCACCCGATGCTAACTGAGTCTGTTGTGCGCTTCCAGTCTGAGGCAATCACTGAGACTTTTCCTGCGATGGGGCCAGTTAAGACCAAGATCATTGGCAAAGAAACGGTAGAGCGCAAAGAATCAGCAGAGCGTGTTCAGGAAGACATGAACTACCAACTGACAGAAGCGATGCCTGAGTATCGCCCAGAGCACGAGAAGATGTTGTGGTCGTTGCCACTAGCAGGCTCTGCGTTCAAGAAGGTCTACTACGACCCAAGCAAGGGCCGTCAAGTAGCTATGTTTGTGCCAGCAGAAGACATCGTCGTGCCTTATGGTGCATCTAACTTGGAGTCAGCAGAGCGTGTAACCCACGTCATGCGCAAGACTGAGAACGAAGTTATTAGACTGCAAGAAGCTGGGTTCTACCGCGACATCGATTTGGGCGAGCCAAACATTGAGTTAGACGACATCGAGAAGCAAAAGGCTGAAGAGCAAGGCATCATTGCTACGCAAGACAACCGCTATCGCTTCCTTGAGATGAACGTAGAGTTGGACTTGCCCGGCTATGAGCACAAGGATAAAAAGGGTAACCCCACCGGTATAGCATTGCCTTACATCGTAACGATTGAGAAGGGCACCCGTGAGGTTCTAGCTATTCGTCGTAATTGGTACGAGGAAGATGAGCTGCATTTGAAGCGCCAGCACTTCGTTCATTACCAGTACATACCGGGGTTTGGATTCTATGGCTACGGACTCATTCATCTTATCGGCGGCTATGCAAAGTCCGCAACGATGCTCATTCGTCAGTTGGTCGATGCCGGAACGCTCAGTAACCTTCCCGGTGGACTCAAATCACGTGGACTCCGTGTTAAAGGCGACGACACCCCAATTCAGCCCGGTGAGTTCCGTGACGTGGACGTGCCCAGTGGGTCAATACGGGACAACATCCTGCCCCTGCCATATAAAGAACCAAGCCAAGTTCTCTACACCCTCTTCAACCAAATAGTCCAAGAAGGCCGGGCGTTTGCGTCGAGTGGCGATATGAAGGTCTCTGACATGAGCGCACAAGCGCCTGTTGGTACGACGCTAGCCATACTGGAACGTACGCTTAAGGTAATGTCTGCGGTGCAAGCGCGTCTGCATTACTCGATGAAGCAGGAGTTCAAGCTTCTTAAAGTGATCATTGCCGACTACACACCGGACGACTATGACTACGAGCCAGAAGAAGGTTCGCGTCGCGCTAAGAAAGCTGACTACGACAGTGTGGACGTGATCCCAGTCAGTGATCCAAACGCAGCAACTATGGCGCAGAAGGTTGTGCAGTATCAAGCAGTACTCCAGTTGGCACAACAAGCACCTCAGCTCTACAACCTGCCACTTCTGCACCGTCAGATGATCGAGGTCTTGGGCGTGAAGAACGCTAACAAGCTTGTGCCCATCGAGGACGATGCAACGCCAGTTGACCCAGTGCAGGAGAACCAGAACATCCTGACAAGTAAGCCCGTCAAGGCGTTCATCGAGCAAGATCACGAGTCGCACATTGCTGTGCACATGGCAGCGATGCAAGACCCCAAGATACTGGCGCTGGTCAGTCAGGCTCCCAACGCGCAAGCAATGCAGGCAGCTATGGCGGCGCATATTAGTGAGCACATTGCCTTCGAGTACCGCAAACAGATTGAAGAGACTATCGGCTTGTCACTGCCTAGCGAAGAAGAGAACAAGAAGATGCAGCCAGATGTTGCGGCTCAAGTTGCTCAGCTCACCGCCCAAGCCGCCAAGCAGTTGCTGGCTAAGAACCAAGGCGAGGTTGCACAGCAGCAAGCTCAACAGGCACAGCAAGACCCCATCGTCCAGATGCAGATGCAAGAGCTTCAGTTAAAGCAAGCCGATATGCAGTTGAAGCAGCAGAAGCTTCAGATTGACGCCGCTGAGAAAGCTGACCGCATCCGGGTTGAGGAAGCACGGATCGCAGCCCAGAAAGAAATTGCAGCTATGCAAGTAGGGGCTACAGCGGCAGCAACCCGTGACAAGTTGGCTCGTCAACAGGAGACTGAAGGCGCACGGATGGGGCTGGATGTTGCAAAGCACAAAGCTCAGTTATCCCAGCAATCTCGCCAGCAGGCGATGCAAGCAGTACACGCAGCTAAACAGAAGCAACAACCTAAGAAAGGGGATTAATGGACGACCGGGCATTAAGACATCTCACCAGCAAACTGGAAGAACTACGCGCTGACCAAGCTGCATTTATCGCTCAAGGCCGCGCTGCTGATTTCGCCGAATATCGGCACACCTGCGGGGTAATCCGGGGACTAAGCCTCGCAGAGCAACTATGTAATGACCTCGTGCAAAGACTGGAGACTGATGATGACGACTGAAATCCTGATAGGACAGGACATGTACAACCTTGACTCAGCAACGACCTTGCCTGATTCACCGGAGCGTAAAGCAAAGCAAGTTCCTGACCCTAAAACGTACCACATTCTGACTGTAGTTCCTGACGCTGAGGAACAGTTTGAAGGCGGTTTGATTAAGGCAGATAGCACTATTCACTATGAAGAAGTGCTGACCCCCGTGTTGTTTGTTATGAAACTAGGCCCGGACGCTTACAAGGATGAGAAGCGGTTTCCTAGCGGTCCTTCCTGTAAAGAAGGGGATTTTGTAGTTGTTCGCCCCAACTCAGGTACCCGCATGAAGATTCATGGCCGCGAGTTCCGGATCATTAATGATGATTCGGTAGAGGCTGTGGTTGAAGACCCCCGTGGTATTACACGTGCTTAAGGAGAAATAAATGGCTGGATATAAATTCCCAGATGAGCTGGATGGCGACGACAGCGAAGATTTTGCTGTTACGCCCGTAGGTGAAGAGGTACAGATTCCCGCTCGAGGTAAGAAAGAGGCGCGGGCAGAGATTGAAATTGAGATCGAGGACGACACTCCACCTGCGGATCGTGGCCGTAAGCCTATGGCTACCCCACCCAAAGAGCTGTCTGACGACGAACTGGAGCAGTACGATGAGAAAGTTCAGAACCGACTCCGGCATTTCACTCGCGGCTACCACGAGGAGCGTAGAGCTAAGGAGGAGGCTCTTCGTGAACGGCAAGCTGCGGAAGACTTCGCCAAGCAGGTCTATGAGGAGAACAAGCGTCTCCAGCAGCGGCTTGCTACGGGTAGTGAGCAGTACGTTGAGCAGGCGAAATCCGTCGCTGAGATTGAACTGGAAGCCGCTAAGAAGAAATACAAGGAAGCCTATGAAGCTGGCGACCCTGATCTTCTGACCGACGCCCAAGCGGAGATTTCCCGCGCTACGTTAAAGCTTGACAAGGCCCAGAACATGAGGCCTTTACAAATTGAAGAAAACGAGGTACAAGTACCACAAAGTTCAACTCCTGCGAATAATCTTTCGGAGAGGGACAAAAGATGGCTGGACAAGAACACTTGGTTCGGCCCGGACGACGAAATGACCAGTACTGCGCTTGGGTTACACCGCAAGCTGCTAAAACAGCACGGGTCTGATTTCATCGGGTCGAGAGAGTACTACGAAACCGTTGACGCTACCATGCGGAGACGATACCCCGATTACTTCGGGAGCGATGAGGATGAAGCGCCCTCCAGAAATGCTTCGACACCGGATTACGAGGATGAACCTCCTCGCCGTGCTCAAAAATCAGCTACCGTTGTGGCTCCGGCTTCACGTAGCACCCCGCCTAACCGTATGAAGTTAAAGGCGTCTCAAGCATCCATTGCGAGAAAGCTTGGCGTCCCTTACGAAGAATACGCGAAACAGGTTGCATTACTTAAGCAAGGAGAATGAAGATGGCTAACGCACAAAATCGACTCGACCGTGAACTTGATTCACGTGAAAAAGCTGTACGCCCCCAACAATGGCGAGCGCCGGATTTGCTTCCGGTTCCTAACCCCCGTTCGGGTTGGGCACATCGTTGGATTCGCGTAAGTATGATGGGTACGGCTGATGCCAAAAATATATCTTCCTCCATGCGTGAAGGATATGAATTCTGCAAAGCAGAGGATTATCCGGAAATGATGTTGCACGCACTCACCGAGGGACGCTTCAAAGGCAATATCGAGGTGGGCGGGCTGATGTTATGCAGAATCCCTGCTGAGTTTATGGAACAGCGCAAGCAGTACTACGCGAACATGAACAAAGCTCAGGCTGATTCTGTTGATAATACGTTCTTGAGAGCAAGTGATCCTCGTATGCCTCTGTTCGCAGATCGCAAGTCGAAGACCACATTTGGTTCTGGTAATTAACTTTTTGGAGTTTACTCATGGCTTATCCTACGATTGACGCCCCATACGGGCTAAAGCCGATCAATTTGATCGGTGGTCAAGTATTCGCCGGTGCAACTCGTCAACTTCCTATCACGACCCCTTCGGTCAACTACAACACTGCTATTTTCAACGGTGACGTAGTTGCTCTGACGGCTAATGGTGTTGTTGCCGTTTCCGCACTGGATACCGAATCCTCTCCTCTTGCAGGTGTTGTTGGTGTCTTCCTTGGTTGCACCTACACCAACCCAGTAACTAAGCAACTGACTTTTGCGCAGTACTGGCCCGGCTTTGCTTCGGGTGTGACTGACGCGAGAGCATACGTCGCTGACGATCCTGATCAGTTGTACAAGGTCGTTAACGTCGCCGGTGCTACCGCTGACAATACTTCTTCTGGTCTTCTGCCTGCGTTTGTAGGTCAGGCTGCTGTCGGTCTTAATACCCAACTGGTACTCAATACCGGTTCGACAACTACTGGCAACTCAAAGACTGCTATCTTCCTGAACAACGTTACTACCTCGCTTCCAATGCGTGTGGTTGATACCGTTCCGGATACCGCTAACGCGTCTGGTAACTTTGTTGAATTTATCGTTAAGTTCAACTTCGGTTATCACTCGTACTACAACGCCACCGGCATTTAAGGAGCTTAAACCATGGCTATTTCACGCG